GGAAGACCTATCTGCAGTTCTAAACAAGTACGGTGAGATGGGTGTAAATGCGTTATCGAACGCTACCCCAGTAGATAGTGGTTTGACTGCACAATCCTGGTATTACACGATCGAGGCGAGACGCGGATATTACTCTATTCGTTGGCATAACAGCAATGTACAGAGTGGTATTCCTATCGCAGTCTTGATTCAGTATGGGCATGGTACCAGAAACGGCGGTTACGTACAAGGCCGAGACTATGTCATGCCTGCAATACGACCTATATTTGATCAGATAGCTAATGAAGCGTGGAAGGAGGTGACCAGAGTCTAATGGCGACAATTGACGATAAAGTCGTCGCTATGAGTTTCGAGTCGAGTAAGTTTGAATCAGGCGTTAATAGTTCTATTTCAGCAATTAACAAGCTCAAAGCAGCGCTTAAGCTTGACGGAGCGACGACAGGTTTAAATAACATAGACAAAGCCGCCGCTGGTGTGCAAACTGGTCTCCTTTCTAAAATTGGTGGTGCGATCGATTCCATTATTCCCAAGTTGGATACACTTAGGCTAGTTGCAATTAGTGTTATGGGGCAGATCGCTACTAAAGCTGTAGTAGCTGGCGCATCATTAGTCAAGTCGCTTACTCTTGATCCAATTATCCAGGGATTTCATGAGTATACGACTAACCTGAATGCTGTTCAGACGATCATGGCTAATACCCAGGCTGCTGGGACAACGTTGAAACAAGTTAATGCGGCCTTGAATCAGCTGAACCACTATTCGGACAAGACGATTTACAATTTCAGTGAGATGGCTCGAAACATCGGTACCTTCACGGCTGCGGGTGTTGATCTGAAGACGTCGACCGAGGCAATCAAGGGTATTGCTAACCTTGCAGCATTGTCAGGATCGAATGCGGATCAGGCCTCAACGGCGATGTATCAGCTGTCACAGGCTATTGCCGCTGGTCAGGTCCATCTACAGGACTGGAACTCGGTTGTCAACGCTGGTATGGGTGGTACTGTCTTCCAGCGCGCGCTTGCACAGACAGCCGTGGCCATGGGTACGATTGACGGCAAGGCAGTAAAACTTACTGGCAGTATGAAGAATGTCTCGATTCATGGCCAAAGTTTCCGTCAATCACTAGCCGCTCCGCCAGGTGGAAAGTCTTGGCTCACATCTAAGGTCCTGACGACTACACTTTCCGAATTTACAGGCGATTTGACCGATGCTCAGCTGAAAGCCAAAGGTTTTAATGACGAACAGATCAAGGCTATCCAGCAAACGGCCAAAACGGCTATGCATGCAGCCACTCAGGTCAAGACGCTAGGACAGCTCTTAGATACAACGAAAGAAGCCATAGGATCTGGATGGGCCCAGACCTGGCAGCTGGTCTTTGGCGATTTCAATCAAGCCAAAACGCTTTTCACCAGCGTCTCCAATGCGGTCAACGGCTTTATTCAGACAAGCTCAAGAGCCAGAAACAATGTTTTAAAGGATTGGGCGGCACTAGGTGGCCGAACGGCCTTGATCAAGTCGATCGAAAACATCTTCAAAGCATTAGGCGCCGTACTTGCACCCATCAAAGATGCCTTCCACGACATCTTCCCACCGGTAACAGGTAAGCAACTCGCCGATTTAACAAAGCGATTTGAGGAGTTTACCAAGTCACTCAAGCCTAGTAAAGAGACTATCGATGGTTTACATCGAACATTCAGAGGTTTCTTTGCTGTTCTAGACATAGGTAAGCAACTTCTCGGTGGAATCTACGATGTGTTCAGACGAGTCTTCGGTGCAATTGCTGGTGGTACCAGTAGTTTCCTTGGTGTCACTGGTAGTATCGGCGACTTTCTTGTTCAAGTAGATGAAGCTTTGAAGAAGGGTAAAGGACTCGACAACTTCTTCAATGGCCTGGGTGACATCTTAGTTGCACCCGTCAAAATGATAGAGAAACTGAAAGATGCTATAGCGCATATGTTTGACGGATTTTCCTCCGGGGGTGCTGCCGGTCAAGCAAGTGGTGTTCTCGGGAAAATTGGTACTGCGCTCGGCAATCTGCTCGAAGCCTTCTCGCATTCGGACAAATTTATCAACAATATGCTCGATGCACTTAGTCAGCTAGGTCAAGCGATTGGGCCCGCTATTCAGAAAGCATTTGAGAACATCAACTTCGAAGCGATTCTTGCTGTGATTCGAACAGGATTGCTTGCCGGACTTGTTTTGATGTTCAAGAACTTCTTTGGTAGCGGAAGTTTCTTGCAACAGCTTGGATTTGCAGGAGCAGGTGGCGGACTCCTTTCGAATCTTACCACGCCGTTCAATGCTCTTATCGGATCATTGAAAGCTATGCAAACTCAGATCCAGTCAAAGACCCTTATGAACATTGCTATTGCGGTTGGAATTCTGGCTGCATCTGTTCTTGCGCTTTCGCTGGTTGATCCGAAGAAGTTGAGTGGCTCTCTGGGTGCAATGACGGTTGCATTTGGTGAACTTCTGGCATCTATGGCTATCTTGGGTAATGTTACCAAGACTCTAGGGTTTATCAAGATGCCGGTTATAGCTTCAACCTTGATCTTATTGGCTGGAGCAATCGTTGTTCTTACTGCAGCAGTAGTAATTCTCGCTCAGCTCAGTTGGAATGAGTTGTTGAAGGGTCTTACTGGTGTCGCCGTTCTGCTAGCCGCTATTTCTGCAGCATCGATTCCATTGTCAGCAAATTCGGCCGGAATGATCAGAGCTGGAATTGGTATTACTGCAATTGCGGTAGCTCTATTGATTCTTTCCGAAGCTGTTAGGCGATTTGCCCAGATGGGTTGGGGTGAAATGGCCAAGGGCCTGGTTGGTATAGGCATTGGCCTTGGAGTTCTGATTGCTGCTATGAGGCTCATGCCTGCTGGCGGTATGGTTGCAGCCGGTGTCGGTTTGATTGCCATGTCGGTTGGACTCGAGATTCTAGCCGGTGTGGTAACCAAGTTTGGCAATATGGATTTCGGTACAATGGCTAAGGGTATGCTTGGTATTGGAGCAGCATTGGTAGTTATCGGTCTCGCCATGCGGCTCATGCCAGGAAATCTGCTCATAACAGCGGCTGGACTTGCAGTTGTTTCACTCGCACTAACTCAGATCTCCAAGGTTATTCAGAGCTTCGGTGGAATGTCTATATCTGAGATTGCCAAGGGTTTAGGCACTCTTGCAGGAGCTTTGATTATCCTGGGCGTGGCTTTGTATGCAATGTCTGGAACACTAGCTGGCGCTGCAGCATTGGTAATTGCCGCCGCGGGAATTTCCGTACTAGCAGGAGCACTCCAGACCATAGGGAGTCTGTCTTGGCAACAGATCGTGACAAGTTTGGTCGGATTAGCAGCAGCATTGGCCATCATCGGTGTCGCTGGAGCGTTGATTACTCCTGCGCTTCCAGGTCTACTCGGTCTTGGCGCTGCACTTCTGCTCATAGGCGCCGGGATATTCTTGGCAGGAGCAGGGTTATCACTTCTTGCCGCTGGTATTAGTGCACTAGTCGTAGCACTTCCGACTGGTATAGGCATCATTGTTGCTGCTCTCGAGGAATTGGTCAAGGGAGCTATTGAATCAGCCAAACTATTTATTCTTGGAATCGTAGAGATTGCTGATGCTCTCGCTCACACTGCTCCCAAATTTGTCGATGCACTAGTTAAGATTCTCAATAGTGTCGTTGACGGAATGATTGCACTCACACCGAAGTTTGAAGAGCTGATAAACGTTTTGATCGATGCGATGATCAAGGTCTTCAATGATAATCAGGACAGCATCGTTCAAGCAGGCTTTGATTTCATACTAGCAGTACTTCAGGGAATCAACGAGAACATGGACAAGTTGGTTGCCGCCGGTGTAAGTGTGATTTCCAATTTCTTGAATGGTATCGCCGATCACGTAAGCGATATTGCAACAGCAGCGTTGAATATTGTGATTAAGTTTGTAGAAGGAATAGCCAGTAACGTCGGACGACTTGTCACAGCTGGTGCCAATATCGTTCTCAACGTTATCAAGGGCATCGGTAAGACCTATCAAAGGCTTATTTCTACCGGTGCAAACATGATCGCCGGAATTATCACAGGTATAGGAAATGCTGCTACAAGGATTGTTACAGCAGGAGCTAATGCTGCAACAAACTTTATCACGGCAGTTGCTAGGCAAATTCCTAAGGATGTTAATAAGGTTGCTACTGCAATTATCGATATGCTAAATGCCTTGTCCAAGGTTATCAGAAGACGAGAGCCAGAAATTATCGTAGCCATGGGTGGAGTTGCTTCAGCTATTGTTGCGGGTTTGATTGATGGACTTAACCAGGAAAAGGGTAAAGTTCTAGCGGCAATCATGGATCTGATTCCAGGTCCTCTTAAGCACGTTGCCGAAGGCATTCTGAAAATAACGTCACCTTCTAAACTAACAATGGGCTATGGTAAAGCTCTTGCGGATGGATTCATAATAGGTATGCGTCAAGGAATCGACGAGTCAGAACGTACTGCTTCAGATCTTGGTACTTCAGCAATGAATGCAATGCAAGCATCTGTCAGCAAGATTTCTGACATGGTAAGTGCGGAATTGGATGCGAACCCAACGATTACTCCAATTTTAGATCTGACGCAAATTCGAAGTCAAGCTGAGGAATTGTCGAAGCTGACTACGGTTGCTCCAATTACTGCAGCAGTTTCTTTGAAACAGGCTTCGAATATCTCTCCAATAACGCCTGATGCACAGACAGCTATGGCTTTGGGTGGGTCTGCCGTTCATTTCGAACAGAACAATTACTCCCCCAAGGCTTTGACCGAGGTTGAGATTTACCGACAAACGAGAAATCAGCTATCTCAGCTCAAAACATCTCTCGCTATCAACTAAACGTTACTAGGGGCTCCCTTCGGGGGGCCCAAGGAGGTTAGAGCTGTGCTAACTGAAGTTAAAGCGTATAGTTCGTTGCAAACAGCTCCATCTCTGTTGTTAGCACCAAATGGTAGAGCTGAGAACGATTTCATCCAAATTCGAAACATTGATGGACTAGATCCGGTGGTCGCGTCGGTTGGTACAACGCCATATGGCTCTTCTGATGGAGAAGCCTATACAGGCAGCAGCGTATTGAGTCGAAACATCGTCCTTACACTACATCCGAATCCGGATTGGGATACCTGGTCTCCTGAAGCTCTACGCAGACTTCTATATTCATACTTCATGCCAAAGCAAGCAGTTCGATTGCTGTTTATGAGCGATGATTTGCAAGATGTGGATATTCGAGGTGTTGTAGAGAGCTTTGCGGCAAACCAGTTCAGTAAGGATCCAGAATACATTGCTTCGGTCATTTGTCCCGATCCATATTTCAGCGCAACTACAGCAGTAGTTCTGACGGGTCAAGCGAATGATCCTGATTTAGATATTGAGTATGGTGGGAGTATTCCTAGTGGAATTCAAGTCGAAGTCGACTGGCGTTCAGGAACCAATCCAACCCTTATCTCAATTGACATCGGAAATCCAGATCTTTCAACTTTCGAAGTGAGCACGCCTAATATCGTAAGTGCGAATAACTATTTTCGAATGAGCTCTTTTCCTAGAAGTAAGTACGTCGAGAACGTTTATACAAGTGGAGCTAATAAGGGAAAAATTATCAGTCTTCTTTCTAATGTTACAGTTCAAGAAGGCTCTACTTGGCCATTGCTTCAACCTGGTCCGAATTCCTTCTCACTTGGT